TAAAATAATCTTATCATTTGGATATTTACGTCTAAGTCTTGCCTCATAAATCTCTAAATCTCTGTTCCTTTTAGCTAATACCTCATTTTCTAACTTAGTCTTTTCTGATAACTCCGCAAATTCTTTCCTTAACACCTTTAATTCTTCTGATAACTCCCTGTGTTCTCGGTGTTTCTTGTCTATACTTTCCCTGATATTAGTTAGGTATTGTTCGCTATTAACTTTATTAGTGTTAAGAGATGTAAGGATAGATTGTTTTTCTTCTTCTAATTTCTTTTTATCCTCCTTGAGTTTAGGTATTTCTTTCTTTAGATCCTCAACTATCTTGGTAAGGTGTGAGGTGTTGTTATTAGAAGCAGATAATTCTTCATTTTTGTCATCTACAAGATTAATAATATCAACGTATTCGTCTTTTAACGCATCAACCTTAGCAAAGTGTTCTTTTTCTATAATAACACAGGCTTGGTAATCAATACCTGAAGCTCGTCTTTTTTCGCCAAGAACTTTATTAAGCTCTCTATTTTCTTTCTGTAGCTTTTCCTTTTCAGACATCAATTCATTAATGGCTAATTGTTCCTCAACTAGAGAAGAATTATCTTGTTTTTTCTTTCGTTTCATATCTTTAAATAATTACACGATAGCGTATAAATCCTGAAACTTGAATGGCAGCACTTAAATTCATTTTAAACGCTTCTAAAGGCTTAAGAGTAATAACTCCCTGTGGGTTCATCATAGCGTTCTCAAGAGTAAATGCTTGTTTAGTGTCTAAAGGATAAGCACCACCATAATTAGTTGTCCCTTGCTTGAGTTGAATATCAACTGCTGAAGTAGGAACGAAGTTAATGTGGTCTATTACAATATAACCAGCAGTAGGAGCAGCTATGATTGTATTGTCGCCACTTGAGCTGATGTCTATGTCAGCTTTCTGTAAATTTGTGTCGTATAACATAATTTTGTTATTAAATTAATAAATTTACCCTGCCCTCTATTTCTAAAGAGCAGATAAAATCATCAATTATGAGTTAGTAGGGGAAACTAAGAAGTAATAAGGTGTTCCACCAATATCAATTTCAACAGTTTTAGCTGTTCCTGATACTGAAGTATTAGCGTTATTCTTCAAGTTAGTTAGTACACCACCATTTGCTCCAGTTCCAGTAAAGGAAATTCCAGAAGCATTAGCAGTTAATACAATATCTCCATCAGTTAATGTCATATCACCATCTGTGAGAGTAACATCGCCTGCTGTAAGGGTTAAAGCGTCTGTGCCAGTAGCATTTCCAGCGATAACAGTAGCTCCATACTTTCCAACAGAAAAGTCAGTTGCTGCAGCATCATTACACTCGATATAGAATCCAGATGTAAGAGTTGCTTCCGTAGCGTTAAGTAATAAAGCTGTTCCAGAAGTTAATCCAGTTCCATCTACAACTACGATATTACCAGTAGTTGCGGCAGTAGCTGAAACAGCTAGTAAACCAACAGTACCAGTATAAACACCACTTGATACTATTCTAGCACCATATCCGTCTGTAGCAGCACCTGCGACTAAGTCTAAGACACCACCAGAAGATGTAACAGAAGCTCCACCACCTGTTAATTGAGCAACCCAACCATCAGTTAGAGAAGTTCCAGAAGCTCGTAAAAGCCCTGTACAAGTTGTTGCTCCATTACCGACTAGGCTTAATAGTTCTCCAGTTGTAACGATTACACCAACAGAAGTAATTAAAGCACCAGTTCCAGTAGTTAAAGCAGCCATATCAACAGAGATACCAATAGCAGTAGTAGTAGCGGCAGCCATTACAACAGAGATACCTTTAGCAGCTCCAGTTGTAGGACTAGCGATAGTTACTGACAAACCAGTTGGTGTTGAAGTAGTATCACCTGCTGAAATCAACTCAAGGACATCCCCATCGTGAGTAGCAGCATTGGCGTTAATCTTCATCATTGAACCATCTGTGATTGAAGTAGAACTAATATCTGATAAATCAGCAGTAGTAATTGTGTTATTAACAATAGTTACTGAATTATCATTATCAGCGTCTGTAAGAGTTAATGAACCATCTGTGACGATAGCGTCACCAACAGTCATAGTGAAACCACCAGCTGTAAGAGTTAAATCACCTAGAGTCAATGTAGCACTACCCTCAGTTAAGGTTAAATCACCTTTAGTAAGAGTTGCGTTACCCTCAGTTAAAGTTAAATCTCCTAGAGTATTTGTGAAATCTCCAGCAGTGATAATAACATCACCAGCAGTTAAGGTAATATCTCCAGCAATGATAGCTAAAGCATCAGTACCTGTAAGAGTACCAGCGATTGCAGTATTACCATCTACTCCGATTGAGAAGATAGAAGTACCACCATCTGATTCTAAACAATTAAGATAAACACCACTTGTTAGGTTAGTATCTGATAATTGTAATTGAAACAAAGCACCAGTAGTAATTGAATCTGAACTAAACACGAAAGCAGCTTCATCTTCTGTTCCTGCTGTTCCGAATGTAGTCATTGTATCATTCTGCATCAATAACAAAGCAGCAGTGTTAGAAGTGCTTGTGGCTGTAAATAAGCCATCTGTGAGTGTCATATCGTTACCAAATGTAACTACTTCTGAGTTATCAGTAGTAACAAGGGTCAAAAGTGCTGTAGCACCAGTTGAACCAAACCTTAGAGCTGTTGCGTCATTATCTTCTAAAGTCCAGGTAATATCCCCAGCTGTTGAAGTAATTGTTGAAGCAGCACCAAATGTTAAGCCTCTAGCAGAAATAACACCTGCTTTTGTAATATTCCAAGTATCAGATGTACCCGCAATATCTGTTCCAGAACCTGAATTAGTAATCTGTAAGCAAGTACCACTTCCACCTACTTTATTAGTAAGAGTTATTACATCAGTGGCAGTTGCCCTGTTACCTGCGATTGTCCAGGTAGTGTCAGGTGTCATTGTGAATGTAGGGTCAGCAGCGAATATAGTTTCCCAAGTTGGAGTTCCACCTGAACCACCTGTCCCGATGATAGAAGTTCCAGTCTTATTCCAGAAAACTAATTGCTCTGAGCCATTTACATATAATCCCCAACCAGTTGAATCGTTGGTAAAAGGATTAGTTGAATTTGACTTATTAAATCTTAAAAGACCAAGTTTTAAATTGATATTCTTCGGACTTGAATAAGTATTTCCTTTTATAGTTGCCATATTTGTGTAAGGGAGAGTTGGATAGAATATTTGCTTTATCGCATCACCCACTATTAGCTCTCCCTGTTAGTTAAACTAAATTAAACTTACGTGGTTACGCTATCTCCAGCTGAGAAAATCCAGCATCTTGCTACGTCATTAAATCCCTGTTGGAATATTGTGTGTCCTGGGAATTGCATCTCACGAGTCTTAACAACTACATTAACTGGGTCTAAGTTATTACTCTCAGACTCAATGTGTTGGAATCCATACTCATCAGTTAAAGCCTTTGAACTATCAAACATAGACCAATGAGCATCTGAAGTTAAATAGTCAAGCTCAATAATCTTAAATGCTGGTACACCAGTACCGTCATTATCATTACTTTCAGCAATCTTACCACTCTTAATAGCACCAAGGATTTCCTTAGCCTTAAAAGCTACACTTGAACCCTTTTTACAAACAAGAGTGTCAAGGTCAGCAGGCATAGGATTACCACGAGGATCTACAAATAAAGAAGCAGTCCTGATAGCAGCCTTATAACCAGCGTAGTCAAAAGGTAAAGAGTAAGTAGTTCCATCATAGCAGATATTATTCATTGAAGTACCACCATCTTCCCTAGTATGTGCTGTACTTGCAGGTTCTAAAGAATCACCACCTGAATTAGCTATTGTTGTGGTCTTACCTGCACCTGTGTGTGACCAAGTAGAGTCAAAACAATTAGTAAGTCTTTCAGCAGCCAATCTTTCTTTCTTTCTATTCAAAGCATTTAAGATTTGGGTAGAAATGTTTGTTAAAGCACGTTTCTTGATACCAAATTTCCAAACCATATAAGAATACGGTACAAGTATATCAACAGATTGCTGAGTATAACTTGCATCAAATCCCTGAATAGGGGCATCTTCCATAATCTCTGCATTCTCAGCAGTAAATTCGGCTTCATATAGCCCACTCAATGAAGAGTCTTTTTCGTATAAGTCGGTTGTAGTTCTAAAGTTAAAATACTTTTTGAACTGTGGTTTTAACTTTTCAGCTTCCTTTTTGAAAATCTTTTGGATAGCTTTATTAGTTAAATCAACGGCTGAACCGAGTACGAAAGGAGTGTTAGTCATCATATATTTCAATATTAATTATTAAAGGATTAATCTCCTAATGAACCGGTTACAAATTCACCAACAATCTTGCCAGTAGTTGTAATCGCAGTTTGCATAAACAAGCCAGTATCTCCAGGCACGTCTGTACCAGAGTTATCTATGGTTTGTCCAGCTCCCCAAACCATACGCATATAGTTATCACCTGCGTCAATTGTGTTTAGTGCATCGACCTCATACACGTCACCAACTATAATCTTTTGTAGTAAAACTACGGTATCGCTAGTAGTTGTTGCTTTCGTAACAACACCTGCTAGGTTATCTATTTCTGAAGCGGCTGAAGCTGTAATTACGATAGAATTAGTCCTATCATAAACTAGCAAATCACCAACAGAAAAAGCGGTAGCAGAAATATCTCTTTCAATCATTCCTCTATCACTTCCTTTTATTCTTTTGAAACTCATATAGGTATCTCAACAAAAAAAGACATACAAAAATGTCTTCTTATGTACATTAAAGTTATTAGTTATATCTATTTTAAGTCATCATCATCAAACCCTACAAACTTAACACCATCGGCTTCAGTTACTTGGCTTGATTTCTTTGACTCTGTAATAGACTTGTTTCCACCAGCGTGAGATACACTTTTTATCTTCTGATTTTGAGCTTTGATTTTATTTTCGGTGTTTTCAACCTTGGCTTCGCCAAACTCCTCTTTAACGTCCCTATCTACTTTGGTGTAGATTGCTTTTAATTGGGAAGGAGTTTTACCATTTAGATTGTAATCACTTTTAATAACCTCTATGAATTTACCCCAACGCAAATCATCTTTGTCGTTCTTGGGCGAATACTCTTGGTGTTCTTCAACGAACTTATCAAGTTCTTGATTAATCTTATCCTGATAGGTTTGTGTTTCGTTTACAAATCCCATCGCTGGAGCTAATACACCAATAAGCTTCTTAGAGCTCTCAATTTCTTCTTCAGAATACCCTGCTTCAAGTAATGAACTTACATCTAGTTTTTTCTCAGGCATCTTAGTCTTTTTGAATATTCCAGACTTAGACAATTCCCTGTTATCGTGTCGTAATCGTTCCACCTCTTTACGCAAAGCATACTCACGAGGAGTTTCCCCCTCCACTGGTTTCGGTTCTTTTTTTAAAGGTTCAACAGGAACGTCTGCCGGTTCTTGTGGATCTTCAGGCTCAGGAGTTTCAAGTTCCTCTTCAGGCTCTTGTCCTTCTGTTTCCTTTTTATCCTCTAAATCGGTATCTATTTCTGCTTCCTTACCAGCGGAAGATTCTGGCTCTTGGTCAAGACTTTTGGCATCTTCGGGTGTAACAACATCATCGTTACCATCGTCAATCTCCTCATCTTGAACATTTACTTCACGTTTATCTTCATTCATATAGTTTTACTTTTATTATTTACTCCCTAAAGAGAGGGAGGAATTATATATTAATTTGTATATGACTTTATTCCACTAGCAACCACATCAGAGCAGATAGGTTAATTGGCTCAATCTTTACATCTCCTAGAGCCTTAACACTAATCACAGGAACATCTACATCAACATCTACGTCTAATATACTAGCCATCTTCTCATTAAAATCCTTAGCCTTCTCAGGTTCAAAGTTAAAGTTACCAGTTTCTTTACCCTTTTCCTTTACTGGTGTTCCTAATTCTTGAACTAACTTGTTGCGTTCTGCTTCATAAGCTTCAAGAGTAGGGGCTATATTCTTTAAGAATAAAGAAATCTTAAAGCTTTCAAATACTGGAAGCTTCTGATTGCTTAACTCTTTAAGAGCATTAATACCCTCAACTATCTCTCTTAACTTAACTTTCTTGTTTACTGATTGATTTTTAGCTTCTTGTTTTTTATCCATACGATTATTTTACGCCTAAAACGTGGGCGATTTATTAATTAATTATTTCTTAGCCTTTTTAACTACGGGTTTCTTAGCCTTTACAACAGGTGCTACTTCTTTTATCACTTTAACATCAGGAAAGATGTCATTTAAGTGTTGAATGGCTGATTTTTTGTCATTAAACTCTTTTAATACAGAGTTATTGCCATCTTGACAGATTGAAATTTTGATTTCCATACTTTTATTATATTATTATTTAGTTACTACATTACGATTATACTTAAGATTTTTTGCGACAAGTTTACACCAGTCGGCTATCCCGCCCTCAATATTACCAGCTACTAATACCTTATTCCTCTTATCAATCTTGTAATACGTTAGGTGAGCTTCACTTGCGTTGCTAAACTTTAAAGGAACGTCAATGGTGAACTCAATGTTATTATCAAAGCTAAGCTCAGCCTTAAACCCGTCTTTAGGGTCAAAATACTCCTCAAATATCACTTGATAGTTAGGAGGTAAGACTTTAACTGCGTTACCATCTTCTTGTGCGCCACCTTCTTCTACATTAATCACTTCAGTAGTTTTAACCTCTTGTGGTATTCCGACAGAGGCTAGTGGTGGTGTCTGAGCATCAATTAACTTATTGACTAACTCTAACACTTCTTCTTTAAATTCTCCTAGTTCTTTTTTTAAGCCTAGAACTGTTGGCTTTTTGTCATTTTCCATAGTTTTACTTTTGTTTTAACGCCTTAAAGATAGGCGATTTATTTATTATCTTTTAGCTTTGATTTTGAAGCTATTGATTTTATCGGCTATTTCCTCGGCGACAGGGAAATCTATCTCTACTGTTATTATCTCTCCCTCCTTTAAGTCCTTTTTAGCCTTTATGTTAAGCTGTCGTCTAACAGTTCGCATCTTTTTATTACTAATCACAACCATATTGTCTGTCTGTTTAGGTAATCCGTAGAGCATTATGATTTGATAAAGGAAATCACGAGTAAACTCCATTGTTAATCCCTTAGAACTAAACCTGAAGCGACTATTACTCTTATCGCCTGGGGCTTCTTTACCCTCTACTGTTATTCCATCTACTTCTGATAATAGTTTGTATTTGTGTTCTATCATACTATTTAATATATATAGTTTTATAAGCAATAAGAAATGAGTAATAAGGAAGTTTTAGCCAAAATGATAATTCATTATGGTGTCCCTCCATAAAACTATAACTACTTTTTATTGACCACATATACATTTTTATAAATTTTATCATACAATTATACTTGTTTAGCCGCAGCCAATAGCTCCGACATTAGACGTTGAATATTATCTTTTCCCCCTTCACTAAATGATAATTGCCACATAGTTTCAAACTCATTCTCCCTTTTAATAGAAGTTTCAACAAAATGTTCCATTAAGTAGGTCTTTACAGCAGTATTAACACTAGCCCATCTTGGGTCTTTCATTAATGTTTGAAGGTTTTTTTTATCCTGTTGATTTAACGTCATATTTATCTTGCTTTACCCAACTCACTAGTTGTTTTTCTTAATTGATTGCTTACTTCATTTTGAGGGACTACTGTGTTGGCACTCATCTGTCCTGGTCTTGTCTGTGAGCCACCAGACGCCCCTTCCTTGGCTTTTTCTTCCATAGTCGCCTTATCGGTCATTAATGGCTCTTGAGCTTGCTGTTGGGCTTGCTGTGCCTGTAATGCTTGGTCTATTAACTTAGGGTTTTCTAACATCTCAACTATATCACTAGGCAACCAACCCTCAGGCTCTTCATCTTCTATCTCAAGGACTTGAACGATAGGTTTAGCCAAATCAACTGCTCCCCTTATATCTCCTAGTTGTTTCATTTGTAAAATTGCTTGTATTGAAGGGAATACTAGATTATAAAGCTCTAGTTTCCTTTGTTTCTCTAACTCCTGAGAAGAAGCGACTAACGACTGGACATCTACGACTATTCTTCCTTCCCATTTAACAGGGCGACCAGACATTTCAATATATCTATCTTCGGGGTTTTCAATTAAGTTTCCTTCTCTATCCTGTTCTATTCCAAGGTCTAGGGTCTGGGAGTATTGGGCTTGTATCTTACCATTATCACTAGTATCAAACTTAGTAGCTTGGACATTATTCTCTGCTTCGTAGTCTGCCATTTCCTTCTCACTAACAAACTCCTTAAGCTCAGGCACAGAATAGACTTGATTAGCCCAAGAAAGGAATAGGTATGCTTCATTCTCTAAGGTTTTAGCTATATTCTTTAGGGGAACGCTTAAACGCTTTAAGGCTGCGTCTTTGGCGTGAATAACCTCTCCTAAAGTCTTGCCTTGAACCTCACCTTGTAATGTAGGGGTAATGCCTGTATTGTCATCCATTCTTTCCTTTAAACTCTGTATCATTTCAGGCGCTCTTGTATTATATTGTATTTTAATCTGGTCAACCGTAGTTCCCGGTAGCTTTTGTTGTATCTTATTAGGAGATATTGTAATACTTCCATCACCCTGTGCTGGTGTGCCTGTATAGAATAACATTGGATATACTGCCATTGTTACTTGGTCTTGATCCATATTCGTAAATCTATCATACATCACCTTATTGTTCTTAATAAGCTCAAACAACCCTATACCATAAGGGGTGCGAGGGTCACGAATAGTCCAACAATTCCACCAACAACTAAGTTTCCCATCATCATTAGGGAGTGGGGAGTGATAAAGTAATATGTCTTGGTAAGGAATGGTTATTGTATAAAGGTCTTTGTCTTTACCCTCGTAAAACCCAACCGTAACCACATCATCTCGCTTGTTATCTTCGTCACCATCATTCTCTCCATCTTCAGACTTTACAGGTGCGCCATATTTAACAGCATCTACATTAGAGTATTGACCAAACTCTGTGAGGAATAGGTCTTTAGAGTAATCTTTCTCATAATACCAATCACGACAGGAGTAAGGGTCGGTTAGGTTAGTCATATCATCAATCCAAGTTCGGAATGGGTCTAACTTCTCTCTTATAATGTCATTAAATTCGGTTATCTCTACTTTCTTATACTTATTATTCTCAGGGTTCTCAGTATCAAGCTCGGTAAGTATCTCTTTCTCGTGTCTTATAATTCTTGGGTATGTTCGCCCAATAGCCCAACCATACTTAGCTAGATCAAAGATAAACATCTTAATAGCCTCTTTAGTGTTACCTATCTCCCAACCACGCTTCCATATTGCCTTAGCCATATCGGTGCTTCCTTCATACTTCTCTAAAATAGGCTTAAAGGTAGCAGTAGGGTTTTGGTCAAGCAGGATAGATAAAGCAGTTTGTATCTTAACGTATAGGGTAGGTTCAGATACACTTGAACGCCAATCACTATCATCACTTATTCCGGTGACAAGTCTTGAACCTCTTAAGCCTGTTGTTTCATCTTGAACGAATACAGAGCTTTTACTTCCTTTCTTTTCATTTAAGTTCCTGGGTTGGTATTCTATATCAGCGTCTTTCATTATCTGAGTAAAGTCTATATCTCCTAAGATATTCTTTTTGGTTTCTTTTAAGACGTCGACCCTATCCTTAACATATTCTAAAATATCAATCTCCTTTTGTGAGGGGTTGTAGGCTTCAGGCTCTTTGTTTTTTTCTTTTATATTCATATTTTATAGGGGCTAACAATATATTTACTGACACTAAACCTTAACAATGAGTGTTCTTTATTAAGTTCCTTAGCTTCTTCTAAGGCTTTTTTTCTCTCAGCGTATATCTTGGCTTGTCTTGTGTTAATATCTATGGCTAAAACCTTATCCATACTGGGCATTATAACATTAACACCCCATAGACAGTCTTTTTTAATTGGCTTTTGTTTATTCATAACTTGGTTTATAATAATATATTAATACTAGCAATAATCCAGCCACAATAGCTCCGATTGATATTCCTGTGTGAGCTGACAACCACATTGGTAATATGTAAATTATTTCCATACTTATAAATAATCATTTTGACTTATCCCTTTATTATTCTTATCGCCATACTTTCTCTCCAGTCTTTGACGTGTAAGCTCTAGATTCGTTTGTGG